GTGGAGTTTTCGCTCAGGTTGCTGGAGCCGGCATCACAGCCAGTGAGTTAGCCAACCCGGATGGTGTTGTCCAAAGCGAAGGACATCTTCATCCGAAAGGGTCTCTCAAGAGCATTGCAGCGTTGTCTGCAAGGTTCAAGAAAGATGTGTTTGTTAGGTGTCAGCAGAAGATAATTGAAATGGAAGCGCAAAAAGTTAAGCGCTATGTCTCGGCCCGCTTCATTGCGGAACCCGGGAAATTTCGAGCGATTTCCGTCGGAGACGGTTATCTCAATACCTTCTTAACCCCAATCCAGGCTAAATTGATCGACTTTTGGAAGGAATCTCCCATGTCGACTATGAAAGCCGGGTGGGAACGCAGGGTCGAGACCTTTGCGTTACCAGCAGATGCAAAGCACGAAGGGTGGGTGTGGAACTCGATTGATTACGAGGCCGCAACTGACAAGTTAAACTTGGAGTCATCACTCACTGCCATAGCTGAAGTAGAGCGCATTCTCAGAATCGAAGTCCCCCATGATTTGGGTGGTACTACGATCGAGTACAGCGACATCCTCCGCGACGTGGCAGAGAAGGACGTGCACCTTTTCGCAGGGATTAGTCCTGAAATTAATCAGACTAATGGCCAACTCATGGGACATCCTCTGTCTTTCCCGCTCCTGTGCATGATTAATTATGCTGGGGTACTTAAGTGCCTCTCACAGGGGATGAAACTAGGACTGCTCGATAGCGACGATGTGGAACTAATCAAATCAATGATTATCATCAATGGTGATGATCTGATGTTTCCTTGTCCGCCCGAGCTTGTTTCCATTTTTGAGCAGTGTGCTCTCGATGTAGGTTTGACTCCTTCATTGGGGAAATCCTACACGAGCAAGTACTTTGCCATGGTGAACAATGTCCAGTTTCTTATGACACCAGGTGGTAATCAACAATTTGGGTACGTTAACCAAAAGTTGATTTACAACTTCTCTCTGAAGTCTGGTGAGGAGAAAGATTCTCCATTTGAGATCGGAACAGCATTTAATAAAATGTTTGATCTGTGTCCAGAATCTCTCGCGTTCCTACCTGATGGGTTGATGAACCGGTCGAAGCTGCCAGTCGGTGGCTTCGTCCCGAACTTCTTCTTCCCTTCTCACCTCGGTGGCTATGGGGTTGACATTAAATATGCTCAATCCAAGCCTGGGGCTAGCCGATTGCAACGTCAAGTCGCAGCAGCTGCTACCGAGGGAGTTTTGAATTCGTTCATAATCAGGCAACGCGGAGCATTGAAGGCGGCCGACAAAGAGCTGGGGAGACTCCTCAGTAGGCTACCGAAACCAATCGCTCGGACATTTCCGAATTCAGCGCAGTACGAAGGCACTCGTGAGGAGTGGGTATCTTCGGATGGCGTTAACGGAGAGTTCGTTTCTCGCAAGGATCAGTACTCGAGTTGGGTTGGACTTTTTGAGTCCATTAAGACTCCACTCGAGGATATGACAGAAGCCCAGCGTAAGAAGATTCGTTCCGGAGAGAAGGAAGAATCCACGCGGCAGTCAGACATAAGAGTTCTGCGAGAAACGATCAAGGACGTACGTCCCATGAAGCTAAGCAAATGCTTGGAAGGAAAGCGAGATTGGCTTTACCCGGTGCTCCCCCGAGCGGAATCAGGATTGACAGTTCTTTATGATCCGTCATTCCGATCCGATTCAGGGAAATGGAGCAGGGCACAAATCACCATGGACGAGGTATCTCTAAATCCGATACGCCGACGCGGAGTAAACCTCCACAATCCGGTCGTTAGGGAAGAGGATCTCAGGTTCGACTTTTTCAGTCTCGCCGATTGTCCAGAGTGGTCTGACCCGATCTTCCAAGATCGCTTAGCAGTAGCAGGAGAGTTGCAGGAGGAAGACGAAACAGTCTTTCCTGCCCGTGTCCCCTCAAGTCTGGTTGTATATTCCGGACCCAAAGGCATGGACGCCGAAGAGTTGGATGAATTCTTCGGACGAAACTCCCAAGTACAGAGCGACTAGAAGTCTCCTCATTGAGATACTAGTTGCTGGCGACAATCTCTCGCCTCCAGTGGACAAATACACACTGGTATGTACTGCTACGATTGTTCTGGCATTGTCGCCTTAGACATGTAAGTCCAGCTTAGTCAAGTAAACGGTAACCTCCTCGGTTGATAGAGGAGATTGCGTTGAGATTAAACTAGAAAGTGATCACACTCTGGATCACCCTAGGTCTTAGCGATATATGCCATCGTGAGGTGGTCGCGGTGACGCGCAGTAAAGTCTGGCAACAGGCTGCCGGTGACGGTTAATACACGTATATCGAAGATGCTAGACCAAACATCAACGTCCACACTTTGGGCGACCTTCAAAAGGAATTGATGGATCCAGAGAGCTATGCCTGTAGATTAGTCAGGTGTATAAGCCCCCTCGGCAATAGTAGACCCAGTTTGGGGTAATTGTAACCACAGATATTCTAGAGTAGAAATCTGATTGGGGCAATGACCCATACTGGAGCGTCGCTGTTGCGCGCCGGGGTAATGCATCTGTTCTGCAGACAAGACGTCGACCACATGTTCGAGTAATCCCAAACAATAATCTCTGTCCAGACGTGGAGCCAGGATTCAGGTTGTACCTAGTTTCCTACATACCCAGTTAACCCGTCTGAGGGGTGGATGAAAACCGTCCACTCTGCCGTAGCACTTCGGTGCGCTTGACTCTGCCAGCGGCCACTCATCTTGACAATCTGAGTGCCACGAACCTGTTCAGGTCGTAAGACCTGCGCAGTGCTGTTCGCT